GAAAGCGACGACGATAAACTAATTAAGCTTATCAAGCTGGACTTAGCGACTGGCATCGAAAGGGCTAAAGAAAATGGCTATAGCTTAACAGCTATCACAAACGCTTTGCAGCAAATAGCCCTGGGCAAATAAGCTTCACTACAACGGGGGGGCATAGTCCCCCCGTTCAACTTCCACGCCGCGCCCTTACATATGATGCCTCTCGTATTTTTCCACAAAAATTTTCAACTCATATTCAACCTCAAACCCTCCCTTGCACCATACCTGACCTCGATGTCCTGAATTTTCACACAAAAAGTTCTTGACAAAGCAGATAGTTTATGTTATGCTGTTAGCAAGGAAAGCATAGCCGGTCCTGGCAAAGGAGTTAAAATCATGACAAATACTGAAATTCAAGAAGCGAGCCCGCAGGCCGAGCTGGTCGCGCGGCTGGGCAAGATAATAGACAAGATAGCACGCCTCAAAGCCAACGGTATAAGTGACAAGTCCGTCTGCACGGTCTGCGGAATTAGCCCGTCCGAACTGGCTATCCTGCAAACCTGTCCCGAATACACTGCCAAGTACGAGATTGAGGAAGCAGCCACCGAGGTTAGACCCATAAAAACAGCCACGGGCATAGCCACGCTGGAGGAAGAGGCCCTCAAACAGACCATCTACAACGTCCAGCAAGGGTACGCGGACCCGTCCTTCGTCCTGGACGCGCTCAAGTACGCGACCAAGGTGCGGCTCGAGGAGCGCAAGCTAGAGCAGGAGAAGCAGGCCAGCTTCAACGCCAACACCCAAATCGTGATTAACATGAATACGTTACTGCAAAACGCCCTGCACAACGGCCAGGACGGCGGCACAGTCGTGTTTTCGGACAGCAGCAAGTCCGTAGTCAACGGCCTGGACACCGATACGCTGTACAACCGGGCCATGGGCATAGACCAGGCCTCGGGACCGGCCCTGCCCACCAAGCCGGTGAAGGAAGTTATGTCGTTGCGCGTCGAGGATATCGAAGATATTCTGTTTGTGAACAGCGAGGAGGACGATAATGAGTGAAATTGACGAGAAATGCCCGCCTCTACGTTCATCTGGAAGCACTGAGCAGGCGGAAACGTTAGGCGATACGACCATAAACCTGGCCAGCACGCCCGAAACCGTCCTGCAAGGTACAGTGAAAGAGGCGCGGGAGCTGCTGGAGGCCCATCCCAAGTTCTTTTTGGCCAAGTGCTACCCTGATTTGACACTGGACATCCCGGATTTCCACGGCGAACTGCTCGAGGCCATGTCCAACCCGGCCATCCAGTACCTCGTATGCGTATGTCCGCGTGGATTTTCCAAGACAATGATTGCACGTGCGACCGCGGCCAAGGCTCTGATGACAAATCAGAGCCCATTCGTCGTGGTTATCAACCGAAACATCAAGGATGCAACCAACAGTACGCGTGAAATCTGGTCTATCATCAACAGCACGTTCTTCCAGCAGGTCTATGGCAAGGTCGAGCCCATCATCGAACGTGATGGCCTCGGTGAGTATGAGTTCATGCAGAACGGCCAGTACAAAGTACTGCTTGCACGCGGACGTGATAGTGCCCTGCAAGGTATGAACGTCCACAATATGCGTCCCAACCTCATCATCTGCGACGATATTGAGCAGGCCAAGGACAAGAACGAGGATATACGGTACGAGGATACCAAGGCCTGGTTCTTTGAAACCATGCTGTTCTTGATGGACGAGCAAAATAAACGCTGCGTCTACATCGGCAACATGAACAACAAGCAGAGCCTCATTGCCGAGCTGCCCAGCCTAACCAACTGGCACAGTATCATCCTGTCGGCCATCAAATCGGACGGGACGGCCCTGTGGGAACAACGCTTCCCGCTCGATAAACTGCTTGCAGAGTTCAGGCAGTACTGCGAGATTGGCATGAAGAAGGAATGGCTGGCCCAGAAGATGTCCCGCGTGGACGAGGACGCCTGCGGTATCATCGGCGCGGACGAGATTGAGTACCATTCCGGCCTGTACCCGGACGATATCGAGTACGGCTGCATCACTATCGACCCGGCCATCAGCGATAGCAGCCGGGCCGACGAGAGCGTCGTGTGCGTGCATGGCTGGGCAAACCGGGCCTGGAACCTGGTCGCGTGCCGGCACGGGACGGGCATGGACCCAATCAAGCTGTTGCACACAGCCATATCTATGGCGCTGCAGTACCGCATACGTCTAGTCTGCATCGAGGCCATAGCCTACCAGAAGGCCTTGATACCGCTCATGGACCGCGAACTTGCTACACGTGGCCTGACGGGCGACATCATCGTGCGGCCCATAGCCAGCCGGGCCAGCAAGGCGAGCCGCATTGATGCCTGGATATCAATGCTGCGTAACCACGTCTACCGGCTGGCCAGGACGGACTGGGCAATACTTGACCAGCTAAACACCTACGTTGTAGGTAGCAAGACGTGCCACGATGACCGCATCGACTGCTGCGCCATGATTACCATGGCCGCCCAATCGTACCGGCACCTGATGCGTAAGTCGGTCGGCGACCCGCGCCTGGCCATGATACAGGAAAGCTCGCTGAACCGGACGGGCTTCACAGGCGTGGACGCCCTCCGTTATGAATACAAGCGCAGCGACTGGGCCGACAGCCTGGCCGGGCAGAACATCTCGATGCCATGGGACGCGTCGCGTAAAGGTCAAGGCCAAGGTTAGACGTCGAGGCCAAGGTTCCAACTCCGACGTTCCATTTAGTGCAGAGGCTGGAAGCGGACGCAGACGAGCGGAGCGAGTCGAGGGAGCGTTGGGATGGCCGAGCGAAGCGAGGCTGGTAGGAGGGTGCCGGAGGCACCCGTGGGAGAGGCCGGCGGTAGCCGGCCGTTGGGAGGCACTCTGTTGGATGGTTGGCTGGGACGGGCGGGCTTACTCCTTGTTTCGGAAGCAAAAGGGTGGCGAAGCCACCCGTGGCACGGACAGTGAGGCTACCTCGGCTGGTGATTTGGGCACATTGGTGAGGCACACTCCGCCACCCGCGCAGTCCAGAAAATAGTTCTTGACATCTGCCATAAGATATGCTAGTATACATACATGGCAACAAACCAAAAGGAATACTACCATGGTTGTTAAATTTGAAAAGAAAATACCGAAAGCTAAGAAGGCACCGGATACTACGGCGTCCGCCCTTGGCTTCAATCTTCGCTCGTCAGAAAACATCTTGACGAAGTTGTCCCAGGAACAGTACTGTAAACTGCAGAACTTCCTGCAGGATATGATACTCCTGGGGCGCGTCATCCCGGCGGGTGATAAACGTGAAACGTTGGAGGGGCTCATCCAGGAGTATAACGGACGCGTGAAATACTCCGCCACGGACAAGCTGTTGGACGATGAGTACAAAGAGGGCTATCCCACTGCCCCTCCTCCCACAAACCTTACCACAGCAAAGGCTCACGTCGAGTCCGCTGTAGCCTATCTCGGCTCTACTATTACTGTCGAGGATGGCATCTGGTCCGCTAACGCTGACCCCACTAAAGCATCCTACGCTAATGCTATCGCTGACCGCCTCAAACTGGACGCTCAGACGTTCTCACATTCCGCGGCGCTAACTGCTGCTTTCCGGCACGGTCTGGTTAGCAACCTGGGCGGCGTGTTCGTTGATTGGACGGAGGACGCTGTGCAGGAAATCCAAGACACACCCAATGGTACCGAGGTTTCCTCCACGTTGCGGGCCGGTAACAAGCTGGTTCCGACGAACATCTTCAACTTGATACTTGACCAGCGCGTTACTCCGGATAAGATGTATCGCGAAGGCGAATATGCCGGCTACGTCAAGATGATGACGCGCAGTGCAATTTTCGATAAGTTGCGTCTTGGTGTGTGGGCCTTGCCGGAGGGCGAGGACTACGACCCGTACATCTTCCCCGTCACGTCCGGCGATTGCTCTGACTACTATACACCGCCCTCCTCTGCGGATATCACCATTCGCGGTGATAGCGTGATTACGCTGTACGTACGCATCTACCCCAAACTGTTCGGCCTGTCCGATAGCACGGAACCGTCCGTGTGGAAGTTCACCTTGCTGCGTTCTGCTCACTGGGTAGTTGGCGCGGAGGATACCGAAAGCTCGTATCTGCCGGTGTGCATGTTCCAGTTCGACCCTGAAACAAACTACAACACCATCGGCTCGCTGGCCTCGCAGCTTATCTCTTGCCAGCGTTTCATTTCATTTGTTTTCTCTGCTTACCAACGTTCATTGTTGAAGAACATTGCAGGCGGCGTGATTGGCGTCAGCTCTGATGTGTTTGATATTCAGAAGATGTCCAAGGCTGCTGCTCTGGGCGGTGTGGTTCCTGCTACGCGCCAGATGCCGGATAAGCCTTTGTCACAGGACGTTGTTCCGCTGTCTAACCCTGTCAACCTGACGAACATTCCGCAGGACATCAACCTGGCTCTGGAGATGATGCAGCGCATCTTCCCGACGGACATGCTCAAGCAGATTGCCTCGTTGGAACGTGCAACGCAGTACCAGGCCGCAGCCACGGTTCAGGCAGGCAACAAGCGTAACGTCCTGGTCGCTGCAAGCATTGATACACAGATGATGGCGCCGTTGCGTCAGATTATGGTTGATAACTTGCTGCGTCACGTTACATCACTGGAGGTCGTCGACGATAAGGACGGCAAGCGCTACGATGCTGATATCTCGAATTTCATCGGCCTCAATCTGCGCTACGTCATCGCTGACGGCATGGCTGGCATTGATAAGCTCGGCGTCGCTGAGGCTTTGCAGCAGGCTATCTACAACATGTTGCAGATGCCGCAAGTGCTGCAGAACTTTGACGTCTATGGTGCGATTAACTATGTTCTGCGTCTGCGTGGCAGCAACATCGACTTTAACCAATTCAAGGCAAGCCCTGCGGCCCCGGCCGTTGCACCTACACCGGAAGAACAGGCTGCGCAGCAAACACAGGCTGCACTGCCTACACCTGAACAGGGACCGGCTATGTCGCCCGAAGCTATCCTGATGGAACAGCTCGGCGGTATGCCTCAACAATAACAACAAACATTCCAAATTAAACAAGGAGTTACATCATGACAATTACAACCGGAGTTGATTTCGCAGCTGAAGCTGACAAGTACACTTCCACGACAGTTCCCAACGACCCGAACATGGCCGATAATTTGGGGCTAGACGAACAAGGTCAGACTGAACTTACAGATGAAGAAAAATCTGCACAGAAGTCTGATGAGGGTCAAATTAACATTGACAATTCGCTCGATTTATCAGATAATGATGACGATGACAGCGAGGACGACTCATTCGATGTGGTTGCTACCGCTCCCAATGCTGAAGAGCAGAAGAAGTTCGAGGAAGGCATCCACGAATATGCTTTAACTCAGGTCAAGACCGCGATGAAGTCCGGCGACCTGCAGCGCGCCCTGGCCGACGGTAAGCCCGAAACGTTCATTGCCGCTCTGGAAAACATCCTGACAGAAATGCACATCCAGGCTATCCGTTCCAACATGGTGCTAGCTAAACACTACGCCGATGGTGCGGTGCAAAGCTTCAACGCCTCAGCCAAGGAACGCGCCAAGGCCGCTAAAGCGGACGCTGCTCTGGCCAAACAGCTGGAACAGTATCCCAATGCTCAGAGTCCCAAGTATCGCCGGATTGTCCGCGAGAAATACGGACAGGCCTTGACCAAGTTAAAGCCCAACGAAGCCGCCAAAGCTGTTGTACAATATCTCAAGAAGAATTTCCCAGACGCGCTGGTTCAGCCCCAGACAACGCAGACAGATGGTAAGTCAATCAACGACGACTGGTGGAACGGAATGAGAGGTATGCAGCCTTAACAACCACTAACCAAGGAGATACAAAATGGCTCAGCAATTCGGTATTAAAGGATTGTTCACCACGGGTATGTCTGCCGGCAACTTCTTTGTGAACGATGCCGCGCGGGAAATTCTGACGTCGTACCCCGGGGACAACGGAAATCTGTTCGCTCTGACGTCGGCCTTGCCGTCGCAGTCTACGAGCAGCCGCATCTTTGAATGGAAAGATGAAACCATCGACTTCCCCATTTTCAAATGCGGAGCAGAAGCGGACGTGACTAAAACTGAAATCACGGTCGCCAACGCTCAAAACACCAACTTGAAGATGTTCGTCATCTCTAACACCTCAACGGGTGAAGATATGTATGTCACGGAACAAGACGGTAACAAACTGACGGTCGTACGTGGGTTCTCCGGCACGGAAGCCAAAGCTGTCACGGCGAATGATGAATTCGTCCTGTTGGCTCAGGCTACTCCGGAAGCTTCCTACCTGCCGCCGCCCAAGTTCTTCCACACGACCTTCCAGAAAAACTTCATTCAGAAAATCGTCAGCACGACGGAAATCGATGAAGATGCTCTGAAAGAAAAGACTGTGGATGGCTACAAGCCGGAACAGTATATCCGCGAACGTTCGTTGGATGACCATGCGATGCAGGTTGAACGCGCCTTGATGTTCGGTAAAGCTTCCGAAAACATCATCCGCGACCAAGACGGCCAGGACAAGAAATTGTACACGACTGCCGGTCTGATGGCTCAGATTAAAACGAACCGCATCAACATCTCGGACGGCGAAGTTTCGCTGTCGGCCATTAACACGGCCCTGTCCACCATTCAGGAACGTACTGTTAAAGGCCACAGCAACAACGGCCACATCGCGTTCGTCTCTCATGCGTTCTTGCACCGCTTGAACGACATGGTTTCGGACAAAGCTCATTACAACATCTCGTACGGCGAAGCCCAATACGGTATCAAGATTATGCGTCTGGAAACCGGTTCGGGCACGATTAACTTCGTCGGCTACAAGCTGTTCGATGAACTGGCCGCTTACAGAGGTACGGCCGTCGTGTTCAACCCGACGTTGATTAACACGGTGTACTTCGAAAAGACCAACGTCCGCAAGTTCTCGCCGATTAAATTCGTCACGATGAACGCGCTGGTTACGCAGGTCGGTTTGCGTGTCCGTCAGGAACGCTGCCACGGCATCATCACCGGCTTGATGGGCGGGTTGAAACCGTGATAACAACAGGGTGGGCGGCTACCGCTGCTCACCCTCCTAACAAAGGAGTTAACAAATGGAAAACATTTTCGAAGGACTGGTTGCAGTCCAATGCCCGATTGGTTCGAACAAAGTTGTGTTGGACGGTGTCGTCTACGATGCTGATGCGTACGGCGTTGTGCGTGTTTCAAAATCGCTGGCCGACCGCCTGCTGAAAGACCGCTTGTACAAGCTGGCTGGTAAGCGCAACGGTCGCGTTGACCCGACGGAGTCGCCGACCCAGGCCAGCCTGGCGAAACAGGTGGTCGAGGAAACGGCCAAAGCCGAAGCCAAGGTTGCGGAACTGCCCGCGGCCGTTAAACGTAACTAAGATGGAGGCGTAGATGCAAACTTTTTCGACATTAGTTGATGACATTGCCGAGGTTACCTGCCGCAAAGGTGAGGAGCAATTGATTGCATCTCTGGTAAACGGTGCAGTCCGCGAGCTGGAAAGCTTGGGGCTGTACGAGCAGGACCTTGTTGAGGTTCGCATCAAGACAGATGGTGCATCTACGCAGCCGTTCATGTGGCGGGATGCCCCGAAGAACCTCAGAGCCATCTCCCACGTGAGATATTCAAACGGAGTTATTCCGGTTCCTGTAAAGGTCAGCCGGAAGTTGGAAGAACTTAAAGGCAACTATTACTATATCGCAGGAAGCTATATTGCTTTCTCGGGTGCGCCTCTGGGCGGCGATATTGACGTTGCCTATTACCAGATACAGCCTCGTTTAAAGTATTACGCAGCTAAGGACGAACAGCCTGCTATTCGTGAGGATCAAGAGTCTGCATGGAAGTACTGCTACTTCGACCCGGATACCCAGCGCTACTCATACGTTGACACTCTTGGCAGTGAGGAAGCCGACTATGAGGCCAGAGCCAAGGTTACGAACTGGCTGCTTGAGGACTACTACGAAGCTGTACGTGCAATCGCCGTCCGTGAAGTATTTAATGCTTTCAATGACGTTGCCAACTCCTCGACGTGGACGGCGGTTGCCAACAATCACAAACAAATCTTCAAGAACCTGACAGGAATTAAGGGGATATACACATGATTGATTACAAGAAACTCTCTGAAGCCCTGCGCGGCTTGAAGCCGTACGGCGGTGAATACATCACGTACGATAAAGCCGGCAACGAAGTGTGCCGGACCAAAAACTTCCTTACGTACGCCGGCATCGACATCCTGACGAGCGTTATTGCCCAGAAGGTTACGCCGGCCACGTGGCAAGTAGGGTGCCTGTCCGGTGTCAGCACCAAAGATGACACTAATGAAATTCATGCTTGGACAGAACCGACTGCGGCTCAGGGGTACAGCCGGCAAACGTGTACCATCCAGGACGTTATCCGAACTACGGTATCATCCCAAACCGTTACAGCATTGCTGTTCACGCCGGTAACGTTCACTTGTGGCGCCGAGAACGATAACTGGGACAAGGCCTATACGAACTTGTTCTGTGCCATGACGGACACGCAGGAACCTGCCCATACTGAGATTATCTCGATCGGCTCTCAGCTTCCTTCGCCCATTCGTCTGTTTAAAGGTGGCAGTTACACCAACGCATATCGTCTGTATTTCAGAGCTTAGCACAAAGGGCTGGTCGAAAGACCGGCCCTTTATTTTTACATTGATTAAATTTCCGGGATATGGTATTGTATACCTGTTCTAGAACAAATAGGAGGACAAAATGAGTGCTATTGTAGCAGTACAAACAAACACCGTTACGTTTGCCCCCGGAACAGTTGCACGTCAGCGTGAACTTGCCGTTGCTAGCATGGACAATTACATCCCTGTTGGCACGCATCTACAGGCTGGCTACGGAACTGAAACGCAATTTGCCCACAAATTCAGGCTGACCACGCCGCAATTGATGCAGGCCACAGTACTGAACAGCTTGATGATTACAGGCAACAAAGTCTACATTGAAACCGACCACGGCATGGAATACCTGTTCACCGTTACAGGCTATAACTATGACGAGGACACGATATGGAGCAGCACCTTCATCGAAGGCGACTACTGGCTATGTTGTGGCGGCCATGCCGTATGGCGTATCAATGGGACGTTGCGTAGCGTGGAGGATGTAACAACCAAACTTCCCTATACACCGACGCGGGTCGAGAGCTCTGGCTTGCGTCTAATCATAGGAACCAACGATACGGTATCTTGGTCAAGTGCTACGGACAGGCTGGACTTTAGCAGCACCGGGACCGGGGCCGGCAGTCAGGCTATTAACGTGTTGGGTGCATACGGCGAATTGCAGGCCTTGGGCAAGAGCCCGGACGGTTTCGTCATCTACACCACACGCGGTATCTTGGTGGCGGCTAATACCAACGATGCCAATATCCCGTTCTCATTCCAGACGTCCATTTTGCCCGGCTACGTACTGACCAGCCCATACGGGCAATGTTCCTCGGCAGGGTTCGAGCCACTGGCCATCTTCAAGGGACGCGGCCTGTGCAAGATTTCGATTGCATCACAGCTTACCGCGACCGCGAAGGTTGAAACAATCAACCCATTCATCGGCCAGGCCGAGGAAGTACGCACCAAGGTTAAAGCCTACAACTTCTTCGGTGGCTACATTGCGTTTGAAACGCCCACGAATATCTACTTCATGGAAGCATCATCGCAGATGTTCGGCATGATGACCAAGCAGAAGTGGATTGTGCTGATACCGGGAACCAGCATCGCGATTGATGCACATGGCAATCAGTACCGGCTGAGTTTGGAAACCAACCTGATTACTAGCGGGAACATAGCCAAGACTACCTACCCGGACAACGTCATGTACTGCGACGTAGGCAACGAGGAAGACTGTCCCGTCCAGCAGTACGATGGCTGGTTCGCAGGACAGGCTCCGGCGGGCTATGCCGAAGGTGCAATGTATGATGTTGACTTTGAACTGATGAACCCTGATGGTGAGTTCGACCTGGACACCGTCCCGACAGAGCCGGCCTGGGGTGACGAGTACCAGAAGTTCTGGCTTGAGCACAGTAACTACTTACCGTGCAAACTTGACCAGCACACCGAGGTTCCGCAAGATATCGGCATTGACTTGATGCCGGCCTGGGACTTGTACTATGACGCAGTCAATAACTGGGACGACATCATCGACGTGCAGGACGGCTGGACGGTCACGTATGGCAGTCAGGCCAACATCATATCTGAGTATCTGGTGCCGGACGTTGTGTTTACTGGTATCAGGGCCAACGAGAACGATGCTAACCAGAAGACCAGAGTTACGGACTTGTTAATTTATGAGTATGCCGGGTCGGAGGACAGGGATATCTTCTGCAATACCGACGATGGTGACTATAACTGCAACTCTATTCCGGATGAGGACTGGCTGCAAACTGTTACTCAGCCTGTAACCGTCAAGGTAGATGGCGTTGAGTTCAACTATCAAAAGAATAACCTGTTCACAGGTAAAGTAATCGGAAACAATCACGAGGTCCGCGTGCGTGGCGCCACCAAGTTGAGCGAACTTCGTGCAACACTCTTAGGAGGAGGAACGTTATGACGCTACGAATACATAATATTACGTACGACCACTCGCGAGAGCTGCATACGTATCCGGCAGGGGTGCTAACAGTCGATACAGTAACCCGTGCCATTCACGTCCATGACGGCTTGACGCCTAATGGATGGGGCCAGCCTACCAGTGCAGAGCTGGGCAACTATGCTTTGAAAGACCTTACGAACGTTACGCAGGAAAGCATGAACAATGCGCTGAATGCTTTCGGTGCTTTCAATGTCAACAATGCATACCAGGTTTCAGATGCACAGCGTGACAATGCCTGGACCAAGCTGTTCGGCCCGGCCATGCTTAGCACTGCGGACATACCGGAAAAGAACTACCTGTATGTTGACAAGAAAGACAGGAGGATGAAAGCAGGGAACCTGGTGGATGGCCTACCCGGTTTTGGCATTGACACTGGCAGCGGCAAGGCTCGTGCAAATGATGTTGCATATCTGGCCGAGCGCAACTGCTATGTAACCATCCGGGCCAGCATGACGGCTGCAGGTAAGCACAGTCAGTTCATCTTTGAAGGCAACATGAAAATCAACAATGTCGAGGTTGCCAACCTGCACATCCAAGGGAATGTGCTGAGCTATATGCGACTGTGCATCCAGGTTGCCAAAGGCCAGCGGTACGTCTGCAGCAAGTGCAGCGAAATCTACGAATACGGCCTGTTGCCCATAAGCTAAGGAGGACTAAATAATGGCTGATAACGAAATAAGAAATCCGGCTAAAGCATACTTTAAATGGAAGATGCCGGTAATTGCAAAGTCCGAGGACGACTGGAACTTTTGGAACACCGAGGACAAATACAACCGGACAATGTTCATCGGGTACAATGACTTGACAACGCCCCATGTGGCCAGCCTGTTCATTATCGTGGATGGCAAGGCTATGCAAGCGGTCGGTGATGATATCATTGCGCGCATTGCTCAGATGGAAGTGGACATTTCTACACAGGTGGCTGAAATCCAACAGCTGATTACGCAGGCCAACGAACAGCAGCAAAGTATCAATACCCTAAAGGCAGAGGTACAGCTGGTACTGCAAAGCTGCTCGGCGTTTGCTGATGAAGCTGAAATCTGGGCAGAGGGTAGCGATGAAGACGTAGCCTCGTATGGTGGTGAACACTCAGCGAGAGGTTGGGCGTTGCGGGCCAGCGAGATTATCTCTACTGGCCTGCCCAGCGAGGCAAGCTTTGACAAGCTGTCAGTTACCGGCGCCCTCTCGTCAAATGATAGTAGCACTCGCGTTCCGAATACGGAATGGGTGCAAAACGCAATCCAGGCAGGTGGCGGCGGAGGAGTTAGCCCGGGTAGCGATATTACTTGCAAAAGCATTACTGCTAATGGTGGCGGTGCTAACTTAATTGCGGAATACTCTGCCGAGCGCAATGAGACCTCAAGCATCAAAGTTACCCCTGCTACACAAGGCACTGCAAGCAGCATTACATTAGATGTTCGTACTTCTAACTGGGAATACCCGGCGCAGCTGTACATGACCAATACACTGATGCAGGTTAAAGTTCCGGGCCGCATGGAGATTACTGTCGGCGATAGCGACAGCTCTCCTGTTGATTTACACATTGGCCTCAGAAGTACGTTTGAAACGCCTTGGACACATCAGCTGAGCTGCGATTTGCCTATCCGTGCTAACAATGGTCTGTACGTCAAGAACAGAAGCACTAATGAAAGTGCATTCATCGTTACTAATACGCATGAGGATGATGCTGAAACCAACCCGAAACTTTCTATACTTGGGACGCTTAGCATTTATGGTGAACGCACCAAGACTAATGGGTCTAAAAGTTCAGTGACTATGCTGGCACACAGAGCTACATCTGATACCGACAACTCATACGTCATGTTGAAGACTGAGGACTCCGGCACTGGGCTGTTGTCATACTTGGACATGCACGACAGCGAAACTCAACTTGGTACATCCCTGCTTACTTACTTCGACAAAGGCGACAAATCGTCCAGTACTGAAGCTATTCGTCTGGGTAATGCAAGCGGACAGGCCTATGCTACCAAACGATATATCTACAGCGAACTGATTGGTCGGTTTGTAAATGGCCTGCAAATTGGTCTGATAAATGACTATAAACCTGACGGTGTCCCGTTCAAAGTTCTGCGTTCAGATACTACAACCTCTGGCAAGTGGCTGGCAGCGTTTGGTGTTACACCGACTGTTCCTGACATTGCAGATGCAGCTGACTCCTCTGACAAAGTGCCCAATACCAAATGGGTACAGGCGGCCATTGCAGCTGGTGGAGGTGGTGGTGGCGGAACCGGCGGGGCCGTGTCCAGCGTCAATGGTAAAACTGGTGCGGTTGTGCTGTCCGGCCAAGATATCAAGACGGACCCGAACGCTGCTAATACTATATACCAGGACTGGGCTGAACTGTCATCAAGGATTTCCGGAAAACAGAGTGAGATTGTCCAAGACTCTGTACTCAGTCTTAACTCTATTACGCTGGCAAATAGCAGTACCGGAGATGTAGGAACACTTAAACTAACCGGCCAGGACGGCGAAATCGAGTTCCGCCCTAACGGCGTTTACCTTGGTGGTATCATTGGCCGTCGTGGTACGGGTATGCTTTTTATGGGAAATGACCTTCACATTGGCTACCAATTCAAATCGCCCACTGGTATCTTGGTGTCCAGAACAGACTCAAAGGCTACGCATAACTTTGCCACGGAATTCACCGGTGCCGTTACCTGCTCTGCAACTGTTGCAGCCAGCGACAGCAGCCAGCAGCTGGCTACTACACAGTGGGTTAATGCTGCTATTGCTGCGGCCGGTGGCGGCGGGGCTGTAGCCTCGGTGAACGGCAATACCGGTGCGGTGGTACTGACAGGTGATAACGTCAGAATTAATGAAACCAGTATAGTAACTCTCAACGCTGCCATTGCAGGAAAGCAGGACAGTATTACTGAAACATCTGACCTTACTGCTAACTCTATCACAGCCAAAGGCACCGTTACCGCGCACATACTCGTTGTCGGGGACGGGTATGAGGGTACTGCCTTCACCTGTAATACTGATGCAGAACTGAACTACGATGTTAATATCGGTTATTCATCAGGCCGCTTGAGATGCATGGGCAACGAATACAACTGGCTATTTGACTTCAACAAGAGTGCTTCGGCTGGCGACCGGATACGGTTCAATGATGATGTTACTATATTGTCTACTATGCCGGATGCTACAGACTCTTCTAATATTGTGCCGACTACGGCTTGGGTACAAGGTGCTGCAGCTACTAAAGCTAACATCAATGCAGATAACTTCAGCGTGGCCGGGAAAGCGGTGCTGTCAGAAATGGGCATGCCTAGCATGAGACATACCGAGCTGACATTAGGTGCATCAGAAGCATCCTATACAGCACCTGCAAACGGGTGGGTATACATAGGTGGTGCATGCACTGGTTATCTTGTACTGTTTTGTCAAACTAGTACACTAAGCTCACTACTGTCACCGGGCCCCACTGGGTATGCTCGGACATTCATACCTGTACGAAAAGGCGATACATTTACTATTGCGTATTCAAACTTTACTGTTGACACCTTCAATTTTATCTATGCAGAGGGCAACTAATCAATAACGTACAACCTAGACTAAAAGGATATCAACAATGTTTAAAGCAATCAAAAATGGGAAGATAGTTGGAATTAACGAAACCGGAAAGTTTCCTCTTATGAATTATGACTCTTTAGAGGAAGACACTGAACATCAGGTTTCTGATTACGTCCACTGCAAGGATGGCCAATTTGTCCTCGCAATATCAGATAAAGCGATTGAGCAGTATAAGGAGCAAGTACGAGCTGTTCGCAACAGATACCTGGAGCAGACGGACAAATATCTCTCTGTTACTGACTTTCCTATCACAGACGAGCAGAAAGAACAGTACCGGCAGTACCGTGAATACCTGCGGCACTACCCGGAACAGACGGACTGGTACAAGCAAAATCCGCTTGACTTCGATAACTGGCTTGCAGGACAGGCTTAGCCTACCCTCTGCCAAATTTACATGGACTAGCACGGGCAACTGTGCTAGTCTATAATTGTAATCACTAACAAAGGAGAAAGAAAATGCAGGAAGTATTTGCATACATTCAAGCACATTGGGACGACCTGTTCACCATCATCGGCCTGGCCGTTTCGATGGCCACGGCTATCACCAAGTTGACGCCCAGCAAACGCGACGATGCCGTTGTAGCCAAAATCGCGACTGTGGTCGAGAAACTCTCTGTCATTAAACGCAAATGACCGGGCCGGCCCGTCCCGATAGTCAAGCCTGCGTGCCACGTTCGCGTGCCAGGACGCGTGCCAAGTCTGGAGGCTGGCACACTGTTGATGGCGAGGCGATAAGCCGAGCCGGTTGGTTGGAGCGAGCGGAGCGAGCGGGAGGAGTGCTGGCGAAGCCGGCACGATTGTTGATTAGGAGCGTCTGACAGGACGCTCCGTTGGGACGGGCTGGGAGGTTGTTTGGTTTCGGGAGCAATTTGGCACTGGCGGTGAGTCACCTCGCTGGTGCAATGGAGGCACGATATGGAAGAAGAGAAGAAAGAAGATATCAAACTCGATGATGCAGAACGGACTCCGTGTGAGATATGGACCAGATGTATGGGTTACTTCAGGCCCGTAGACAATTTCAACATCGGGAAGAAACAAGAGTTTGCGGAACGAAAGTATTTCTCGCAGACGCTTGCATTGGACCGAATAAAAGAAGGACACGTGAAAGATGCAGTGGACCATAAGTCTTGACGCAATCATATCTGTCGCCGGCTACGTAATAACCTTTTGGTGTTTCATAGCCAAGATGGATAGGCGCCTCGCGGTGGTCGAGTACAAGCAGGATGCCCTGAGCACTCAGCTTAAGGACTACCAAGAGATACAAACCCGGTTGGCAAGATGCGAAGAAAGCACGCGCTCTGCCCACCACAGGCTTAACAATTTAGAAGCAGGATACCACGCTTATGAACAAGGCGACATGGAAAATCACCGAAGATGAATACATGGGCGGGCTAGATTACCCGTCCGAAACACACGAGCGGAACGCTGCAGAGCTACTGCAACGTGTAAACCGCATCAGAAACCTGTACATGAAACCGCTGATTGTAACGTCAGGTTTTCGTACACCGCTGCACAATGCCGATATAGGCGGGGCGCCGAACAGCGCACACTGCACCTGCCGGGCCATTGACCTGCGAGATAAGAGCGGCGAGTTTTGCAACTGGCTGCTGAACAATTCTGTATACCTGGCACAGTTTGGGCTGTACATGGAAAACCCGATGTACACTAAAGGCTGGGTACACCTCGACATCATTCAGCGCAGGACGCATTTCTTCTTACCCTAATTCATCGAATTTACATTGAGGAGTTGGCACCACTATGGTATATTTAATCCTAACACAGATACTCATCCAGTGCGCGATGTTCGGATACATCATGCACCGCTTGGCAGAACACAAAAAGCAAGAGGAGCCGAAAATGCAACCGATGAAGCGTAAACCCAGCGACCGCCCAGAGACACAATATCCAAAGAACAGCATACTTTGGAAATTATCTCAGGCCTCTTTCGCTGATACTACAGAAGCGTTTCGTACTCTTGCCTCAGAGAAATTGAAAGGACAACGACATGGCTAAACAAGCTACTAAGATGAAGAAGGTTGCAGCTAAGCCTGCTGCTAAGCCTGCTGTTAAGCTACAGGTGCAGTCGAAGACGATAGCACCCTCGGCATCCTCTAATCCCACGCCGAACGAACTGAACAGTTTGAATGCTACCGCACAGGACAGCTCGTCATGGTGGGACAAACTGCTTGGCTACCTGCCTACTTTCGGTACCAAGGGTTCCCAGAAAGAAATGGCTGGTGCAAAGACCGAACAGCAAGAACGGGCTTATCGTAAAGCAATGCAACGTGCATTATCGCAGCTCGGTGTCTACTCGAAAGAATTTGATGATACACCGAACATCGACAAAGCAGCCAAAGACAAGATGCCGCAGTACGAAAAATGGCTATCTGACAAGCAGCGGTCATCTGGCTATATGTTTGATGGTGATAACGCACTGGCCATGATGAAACAAATTGGCTATAAGGCTGACAAAAACTTGCCTGAAGACATGCAGATTGCACTGTTCAACGATTGGCTGACCAAACAGAAATCTCTGGGTATGGACCCGTTAGAGGTTCGTAACGAATGGGGCGACCCGCGTGCTGTTGCTGACTTTTTGAAGACGGCAGCGGAAGCTGCAGGTGGCTTTACCACACCTGAACAAATCATGTGGCAGGGCCGGGGTAGCAACAAAACATACAGCGGACGCAATACGAAGGCTCAACTGTTGCCAACTGGCACTATTAAATAGGGAGAACTACAATGGCTAAATATCAAACGATTGACATGCTTGGCTCACAGGCCGGTGGCCTCCGTAATGCTGCTGACCTGTATGCTGGCAATGCACAGGTTAACTTCAATCGCGAACAGGACGCATTGCAGAAACTTCTGGAAGCTTATCAGCCTGAAGCATATGCATCTGCTATCCGCGAAAATGCAATCGAAAAGACAAACCAGGCACAGAAACAATTACTTGGCAAAGCTGCTACCAAGGCCGGTTCTGCCTTCAACACTGCAGCCCAGAACGCTGCACAACAGGCTACGGCATCGTCAGTTGCAAACATCAATGCTAATGCTGAAAACCAGATTGCGAACTACAACACGTCGCAGCTGACTAACCTGCTCAACCAGTATGGCAACCAGACTTCGACATACGAGAACCTGCTGGAGCAGTTGTTGGGGCAGACACAAGTTATGCAGAAAAAGAAAAGAAACTGGGGCTCTGCCCTTGGTTCTTTGGCCGGTGGTGGAATTGGTGCTATGCTTGGCGGGCCGCAGGGCGCTGGTGCTGGTATGCAGATGGGCGGCCAATTCGGTTCGCTGTTTGACGGCGACTAAGGAGGTGTACAATGGGATTATTTGACAAGTTCACAGAACCCAGACCTAAAGATATCGACCAGACTATCGTGAGTGACACGGAACAGGCCGCACAGCGTATTAATCTTTTTGACCGCTATGGCGGCCAGCCGTTCAATCCTATGCAGGAAAAGAACCCTATCAATGCATTGACAGCCAATGACACCCCTGACGAAGCTAATGCCTATGTTCAAAATGCTCAAGCCAGTGTCAACCGTAACGCAGCTCCGGCTCCGGAAATCATGCACAATGCTGACAGCGACGCTGATGACTTGCTGATTACTGCGCCTCAGGCTGTTACGCCTCAAGGCGGCGATGTTCCGCTTCCGACCGTCATCAACGATGTACGTGCTGACCAAGCACAGCAAGCTCCGATGCGTCCTGCCAATCAGATGTTCGACCTGAAGTCCAAAGAATACTCAATGAAGCCTACCAAGGTGGAAGAGGTCAAGGAACCGCAGCAGTTGAAGGATGCCCGGCAGATGGCTATGAACGCTGTGCAGGGCGAGCTGGACATCAAACAAGGCTTCTTGCAGGCTTTCACACCTGGCGGGGATGCAGAAAGCGTCAAGCGTTACTCTAACCATGCAGCGCTGATTGGCATGATTTACAACCAGGTGCATCGCAATCCGTCCTACGAAGTGTCCAATGCTATCGCATTGTACAATGGCATGGTTACAGAATGGGGCGTGAAAATCAATGCTACCAAGATGGCCTATGAAACCAATGAGGCAGCACGCGAAGCTATCGATGCAAAGATTGCTCAGGCTCAGGCATTTAACGACCAGCACAGAATTGGTGCCGGCAAGGACTATGCTGACGGCATCTATCATGCAAGCGGTGAACACATTAACTATCGTGCTGAACAAGGTGCATTGGCTGCATTCGCTGACAGCGATAAGGCTAAACGTTTGCAGGACTCGGAAGCAGCTATGCGTAAGAGCATGGAAGCTGCTACGAAAGACTTGAAGAATGCTCCGGCCCGCGTTAAATCACGCGTTATGGCTGGTGTGCTCGGTGGGATTTGGAGCAACAAACAGCAAGGTTTGCTGGATGTTGGCCAGGCTATTGGCATGATTAACGCAGCTGCAGAACAAGATGAGCTTTGGTCGGATGGCCAGCTTGCCTATGCTAACCAACTGTCGATGCAATACGGTTTCAGCCGTGAAGGTGCACGCCGTGCCATGGCTATGATGGCAGTTCCTGAACTGCGGTCTATGGCCGTATCTATTGCACAGGGCAACGCTGCTAAGCTGCCCGGACAGCAGAAAGAAGCTATGGCAGCTTTGGCTACGGTGTTTAACTCTCGCGATATCGCGAATATTGTCAATACCTACGGGACGGTGCAAGCGTTCAACAACAACCTGGACATGGCTGTTATTGCTCGTGGCACCCCGTTGATGAAGAACCTCACGGAAGCTAACGATAACCTGCTCAGTCAAGTATCGGACACCGAAGCGGCCAGAGATATTAACGCATCCGTGGCTGCAGCTACTACGCAGGTGATTGGCCCGGACGGCCTGCCGGTCCCGGTTAGCGGTTCACTTCGTGCAGACCAAGTCGAGGTTGCACAGGAAGCTAACGAGAAACTGAAGAACAGCAAAAACGCCGGGGACAGAGTACTGGGCAAGTTCTTCGAGGGTGGCATCAATGGTGTCGATATCAGAGATGCCCATGATGTCATGATTGCTTCTAACGTAGCATTCTCTGGTACGGACGCTCCAGTAATGGTAGCAGTTAAATCTAGCCTGGGCCTCATGCTGAACCAAGTAAACGCTGGCATTCCACTGGACGACCCTGCGATGATGAAAGACCTGCAGGAGCTATTCAGTGCAGTGCGAAGTGGTAAAAAGAAGATGTCTGAGAAAGTGCTTAACCGCATACAGTCAAAGATATCTGCTGATACTATGAAAGACTTGGTTACGATAATGCGGTCTAGCCAGCAGTTACAAGGTCTTGTACCGTCTGAACTGACTAAGGAACGGTTGCAAAGTGCACAGGCCTTTTACCTGCAGACACAGTTTGCTAATCGGCCGCTTTCGGTACGTTTGTCACCTGAGATGGAAAATGCCATGGCTCAATCAGGCTATACGAAGATTGCTACAAACAAGGGACTTAAAATTGAGGACCATATGCTGACCGGTAATGCCAAAGACTTTGGTGTCGCCCACATAATTAGCACGATTAATGATGTTGTGGCTTCCTTGGCTGCCAATGCTGTGGCTCCTGTTCGTGCTAACTATAGCACAATCCTTACTGAAGCTAAAAAGGCCTTGTACAAGAGCAAGGAAAACATCGCGTTCATCCGGACGTTGTGTGGTAATAGCTTTGACATTGACAGCTTGGTCAGTGCTGCAGTCAATGACATGATTAGAAAGACAGAACAGACTCAACGAACTAACGCTGCAGCAGGCGTAACTGCAAAGTCAGCGTAGTTAAGGAGAAATAGCATGGAACAATTTATTGAAGATTATGCAGCGGGGTCCCTTACGGGGCCCCTCGGTGTAGGCGAAGCAATGCCGTATAGCCAGACTACGTTAACGCCTGATAATGTCACGTACCTGCCAGGCCAGTACGATATACCTGAAGTTGTTACGCAGAAAGAAGATAGCGATGAGGGCGATAACGTCCTGTCCAAGATAGTTAGTGGTGTAGCCGGAACTGCGCAGGGTTTGCTAGTGGGGTCATCGTTAGCCGCAGCTAAGGCTTATGATACAGGTGCAAAGATGATGGCCTGGGCTGCAGGACGGCCTGTGGTAGCTAAGAGCATGGTAGAGTCAGTAACTAAAGGTGTTCGTGATCTGTTCGGTGACAGCGTCGGTGACTGGTTTGAGGGTATTCAAACAGAACACAGCACAGCCACGAACCTGGCAGCTGACTTCCCCGCTATCGCCGCTGCTACTATTGGCACGGGCGAGGCCGGGGGCCTCATTTGGTCCAGGCTGGCAGGTGCTAAGTTTCTTGGGACCGGTAAGGTTAGTACGTTCATTAAAACGCTTGGTGGAAATAGCAGCATGGACGCGGCTACCTTAAAGGGGACGCTTGCTGATATTCCGTCATTCTGGACAACAGCTACGCGTGAAACTGCCAAAGGCTTCGCTGCTGACATGGCTACGATTGGCTGGTGGGGCATGCAGGAAGACGAAACTGGCGTGCATATTGATAAACCGGCTGTGGCTACTAACCTTGGCATCAACGCTATCCTCGGCTCTATGGTCGGTGGTTACCGCTGGGCTAAAGCGGCCAAGAAGATGCGCGTCGCAGCCCAGACCAAGGACACTGCCGCGGTCCGCGAGGCTGTCAAAGACCTGCAAGACCAGGGCATCTACAATCACTTCGGCAAGGACGGGACGTTTGTCAGGGACGCTACCGTGTACATGGAAACCCGAAACCTGCAACACGAGATTGCACTCGGCGACGCAGGCGCGGCCGGCGGTGGTGCTAAAGGTGGCATTGCTGACGCGTTCGTAGGACAGGCTGAACAGCAGTATCGCTTGACTATGGCTAAGGTACTTGGCGTGGCCACGGACTTCTTCACCAACAAGAACGATACGGTGCATGAAGTACTGTTCAGACGTCTGCACGACATCTGCTTCGGTGAAGGCAACAAGAGTGCGTTCCACACCATCGTACCCCATACGCACAAAGCCGGCGAGAAATTGGCCGATGCTATGCACTCAAAGCTACATGATTACTCTGTCCGAATGGATGCTACTAAGAACATCAACACTAAAATGTTCAAACGTTCATCTGAAAGCTTTGATAAATTGGTTGCCAAAGATGAGTCGGCCTTTTGGATTGATAAGGATACCGGGTCTATATTTGAAGGCATCAACAATGCTGAGGCTCGTAACAATAAGAACACCATTTTGCTTACCTTTAAACGCCACACTGACCCGCTCAGCAATGGCTACCTTATGAAAGCTGCACAGGAACGTATCGCGTATCTGGAGTATCATTCAACGGATAACTTCATCACGAGCGGCAAAGACTACCTGCCTGAACTGACGGGCAAGGCTGGTGAGCTGACTAATGACTTCATTGATGCGTTCGGCAAGGCTGATACCAAAGAATACGGAGCGTCCGGTTTGATATCAACCTACGACCAGAAAGCCATGGACGACCCGATGCGCAAGGCTGTGGAAAACATTGGTGAGAAAGTAAACCGTATGCGTCTGGAAAACAAGCGTAGCGTGTTGGCTCAACAGGAGGAAATTTCCAAGCTCATCTTTAACGACAAGGACGAGGCTGTACAGGCGGCTGTTCTTGAAGTTGGCAAGATGCAGGATGCTCTGACGCGCGGCTTTGACGTTGAACCCGGCTATCACAAGTTAGATGATGGCAGCTTGACTATCAAAGTCAAGGATACCACTGCTAATGCTCGTAACTTTGAACGGTTTGGCTTGGACGCTGACGAGTGTGACTGGCTGCTGCCGGACGTTACGAGCCTGTACCAAAAGAGCGGTACACCTGTTCCTGCCAAGATTTCAACGGAACTTGGCAAAGAGATACAGGGCAAGTTCGATGCCATCCAGAAAGCTATCGACCGTGCCAAGGGCTACGCCAGTACACTTGACCCTGTTACAGGTCAGGCCAGCATGAAAGCACACTACATCGCAATGATGGAAAAGAACCCTGAACAGTTCTACCGTGTACTTGAACGCAATGGCATGGCCGGCGGCAAGGACTACGTAACGTTCATGGATGAGGTCAGCGCGCAGAAGTTCCTGGCTCAGCAGGCACAGCAAGGCAGTGCCAATAAGTGGAGCTGGGAAATTGCTAAAGGCAACAAGCAGTTCGAACAGCGTATGATGAAATCCGGCATGGAGCCTCGATACATCGGTGCGGAGACGTCCGGCAAATCCCTTGGCCATCAGGGCGGTAGCATGTATAACAATCCGTTTGAACGTTTGCGTGCTACGATGCAGGCCCAGGTCAAGGCCGTGGACGCTGCCTCTATCCGTGTAGCCCAGGCTGCATACGACCCGCTCATGCGTCAGGCTTCCTCCGTCGTGTCAGAGAAAACGATGAAGGAAATGGAGCAAGTGCTGGTTGGCAACCTGCCAGATATTCCGTTCGTGCGGAAACTTGACGAGGCATTGGACGGTTTCCTGAACTGGTCGCGCGGATGGAGCAAGGCCAAACCTGACCTAGACCCTGAGAACCTATACCAGATGGTTGGCAACGAACTGCGTGAACCTTTGCGTGCCCGCATGGCAGAACTGACCGGCCTGGTCAGCAAGTCGTATTACACCTGGGGCAACGTCCGCGGCGCGTTGGTTAACTTGTTGTCTACCCTGCAAGGTATTCCTCTGGCTACGAACTGGTACCGTCCACTCACACGTGAAAACGCAAGCGAGTATATGACGCGTACAGGGTTCAAGATGGCAGATGGAAGTATACGCGGGGCCGGCTACATGGACGCGATGCACTTCGCTACACGTTCCATCCGGCGTATGTTCGGCATGACTGATGCTGATAAAGCTCTGGTTGAACGTGCCCGTATTGCCGGCGTGGTCGGCAGCGACATCAAGGCGTTGGAGGAGTTCTACAATCCGAAGCAGCCTACCACTCTGCTTGGCAAAGCGTGGAAGACAACTGAGAACATCCTGTCCTGGCCGACGATGAAGACAGAAGAATGGTCGCGTATCTTGGCCTTGTTCGCTGGTGATGAGTATGCAGGCAGCGTCCTGAAACTTGACGGTAAGCAGCGCATCGAATGGGCAGTCAAGTTCGCAGAGGAGTCCATGGGTAGCTATTCACCGTTCAAACGTATTGGCCTGTCGAACTATCCTGTTACTGCACCGCTTGGTCTGTTCCAGACGTTCAACTTGAACTTGATGTTCCGCAATCTGGACTTCATCGCTAATCACGATAACCGAAAGTTCATAGCTGCTAACCTTACTAACTCCATGCTGTTCGGTGCTAAGTCCGCTCCGTTCGTTGGCCTGTGGGTCAGCAAGTATGACTTCGACGATGAATGGCGTCAGGACGTATTGCTGGACGGTGGCATCGCCGGCCTCATGAACTTGGGCATCGGACGAGCTATGCATCAGAACGAGCGCGGTCTGCTATCTTCGTTACGCAGTCCTGCTAACGTTAACTTTGTCAAAGGCACGTATAACTTCACCAGCAAGGCCATGGCTGAACTGATGACTGGCGGTGGTATGCAGAGTACGTGGGAACTGGCCTCGACCGAGATACCGCTCACGTTCGTGCGTAGGGTGCTGCAGGGCGCGCAAGGCTACTCTGTATCGGCGGCCGGCAATATCATCTTCGATGCCCGTGACGCTGAAAGCCTCTGGGACGAAACGGTCGGACGGCTGAAACTGGTATCTGGCATTATGAGCTATGAAGACCTGGCCCTGCAGGACATCGACAGAACTGAACGTACACGCGAAGCTGAGATGCAGGAGTCCCGCAAGCGTCTGATGAAACTCGTCAAAACGGCTACACGCCAAGGTACGTCCCTGGACGGCCTGATTACCGAGGCAGTCAGATTGTACGGCGGCGACCCTGAGGCTATGACAAGTGCGCTGATGCGTGCTATCGAGGAAGCCCCGGACGATACCAAGATGCGTATGTTGCGTGAAGCAGCCGAGCATCCTGAGTCCCTTTCTCCCCTTGGTATGTACGCACTGCAAAGATTTCTTGACTAGTATGCTAGCATGGCCAGCCGGAAAAAGGCACAAAAATAGGCGGTAGAGCGAAGCCCTACCGCCTATTTTGTTAGTCGTAATCGGGAAGAAACATACGAAACTTCCTGTTTGCAACCTGAGTAATTTCGTGAACGTTACGCCTCAAGGCTTCTTCCGTGTGGTTGGTAGTAATCTCCATACTCTTTGTCTGCACAAGGTTGTCAGTCCACTGCCATTCTGGGCTTCTGATGTCCACCTTGCTTACATCATCACCTTCGACATGGACAGCCACGAACAACGCGTTCCAGCTGTGCAGCAAGACAAACTCATTCTCGAACCGAACGTCGTCAATGATTAGCACTGGGCTTTCTACCGAGTGCCTGGTAAAGAAATCCTGCATACGATAGTTCATAATGTTTGCCCAAATATCCCTGCCAAACGCTTCACGCATCGCAGCGCCGTAGTCCAGCATAAGCTTACGGGCCGACATCTTGCTATCGTTAAATGCATTTACCAGTGGCCGATAGATGGTCTCACGGTCAATCCTATCCTGCTTCGTTTCAGGGTAGAACAGTTTGCGCGGTACGTTCAGCATCGCTATCAACGAGTCTTTGAGCGGTTCCGCGAAACTCATAACTTTGGTGAGGTGCGGCCCGATGAACAGGTCGTCCCGCGTAGCCCAGCTGTCAGCTAAAGCTTTGGCCAGTGTAGACTTGCCGGCGCCGTTCCGGCCGCACAGTGCAATTACCGGCCTCAATCCGTATTCTTCGTTCATGTTATTTCCTCCGTTTTATCAAAGCTTGCCGGCCCTGTTCGGCCCGCTGTTTAGCCTCTGCGAGCAAGTCGCGATGCAGCATCAGGTAGCCTTCCAGCTCGTTCCAAAAACCCATGCGGCCAACCAAGCGCATTACCATGTGTATGTTGTTATCCATGTTGTTGTCTTTGCGGAAACGACGCAGTTTGGCATCAATTGGGATGCGGTTGGTATTGCCCATCTTGCTGGCAATGAGCTTTACGTTGCCGCGGTAGTTTAGAAACAGCAAAACGGCTTCGGCCTGCAGGATGCTACTGAAATGGAAACCCACAATATCGAACGGCTTTTGCCACTCGTGGAAGTATTTTCGCATAGTGTTTACTCCTTAGTTGCGTTGCAGAACTTTGCCCAAAGGATATTGTTCTGCATGATAGCATTGATTGTTTCAGGTGTATCGTTTGCACTATCGAACAGGACGGGCTCGTACACCTGGCAAAAGTCAAGACTTGGACGCTCTGTCGAACGTATCGCGCATCCGTTCAGCATCAGCACCGCCGTTATTGTAGCTATTACGAATTGCACGAGCCTGTTCGAGAGCATCAATCTGATTAGTAAGATAATGTATTTTCCGCTCATAGCGTTCCTCCCTCTTTGCCGCACCTGCGGCTGTTTTAATTAGTGCCACCATTAGTACAATCACTAAGGTCAGCCATGCTAATTGCCCCATTTTTCTTCCTCCAGTTCGGGTTGTAGATTACATTGTAGTCGTTCGCGGCCGCGTTCCATTCTTCGATGATTTTCTTTTGCACCATCATATCTGTCAGGAAGATTTCAAAGTCCTTGCTATACAAGAAGCTTGCACAGCGAGCGCGGTACAGACTCTTCTTCATGATTTCCTCACGCTTCAATAAGTCCATACATTTCTGCCGGCCCGCTGAAATCTTGCTGTTGCCGAACTCACCTAACGCATCACCCAGACGCGACTCTGCCTCGGATAGCAACGCATTAGCATCATGAATATCGCTACCGGAAATTACGTTGCGGTTCTCGTACAGTGCCAGACAGGCTGCTACACGGTGAAGTTGATTATGACGCAGGCCCGCATAGGTTAGCAGTCTTGTATCTTCTTCCAGGGCCGGCTGTTCATAATACTCCGACCCGGCCTTCATCGCGTCCGCGGACATCGACAAGGTCAACGGGTTGTCCCGGACAAATGCCAAGGCCTGCGTGATGTCGATGAAACTACGCTGGTCAAGCTGGCCTCTGTACGGGCAACGTTGACGCGGCTTTTCCTCGAACACTACGATGAACGATGACAACGCGTTCATGCCAACGTACGAGTCCGGAAACGTATCCATCAGGCCTAGCTGCGTCATGGACGCGAAGATGTTCATGTACGGGTCTGTCAGCTTCAACATGCCCTTGGGACTGGACAGGCTGTAGTTCTTGCACTCCCACATGGCCATGAGCAGGCCGTAGAAGTCTGTCTGTGCGCCTGAGCAGAACGATGCAAAGTCATCGCTGACATAGGCTTTGGCATGGGTGGTGTTGGTGTACTGCGGTGTCGAATAGTTCGACGCTACCGGCCCGGTATTCTCGCCGAAGAACGCGGCACAGTCCCGTGCGTTTTTGTTTTGCTTCGGTGCGGACGTAGCCAACTCCAGGCTGCTAATATCGTCCTCCTCGATAGCATCGCTTGACTGCTTACGCAACATGGCTACCAGCAAACCTGACGTTTTACGCAGTCCCAGGTTGTCCGGCAGGAAATGTTCGTACTGGCTATCGTCCAGCATATCGCGGCACAACTTGATAGCTTGCTTGGCCTTGACGGACGGGCTGCCACACAAAATTGTGAAAAGGTTTAAAGGTATCGCATCACTTCCAATGATAAGTTTAGATTGACCTGCTGCTAAAATGGATGTTGCCTGAATGATTGACCAATACGTGAAACTCTTGGGACATTCAAAATGAGCGCAGAACGCATCAACGTCCCGGAATAATTTGTTGCTGTATGCCATAGTAAGTCCTCCTACAAATAAGGGCTACCGAACCGTGATAGCTCGGTAGCCCATGTGATGTTTTAGCCACCACCGGCCGGGTCGGTAGCATTGCCAACGACCAAGTCCATCAACTGCGCGATGCGCAATTTCTGGTCAACGGATAGCTTCGACAGCAAAGGTTCTTTCACCAGAAAGTCTTCGCCGGCGATGACGTTTTTGCCGTTAGCAACTTCAACGCCCATGGCGTTCTTGGCTTTCAGCAAGCGGTCAGCTACTTTGTCCGTAGCGGTAAACAGGTTGGATACCCCCGGAACGACCGAGGTAATATTAGCTTCGTAGTACGTAGCCATATCGTTTTCTCCTTGTTTGGTAATGTTTGCAGACAGTTTACCAGACTATTATATACTAGCATAACTGCCTGCAAATGTCAAGCATTATTTTCTTTGGTGCTTTCCGGCCAAAATTCCTCAGTTTCAGTTGCCACTGAGAATGTACGGGTCGTGCCGTAGATGTCCGTCACGGTAATCGGTTCCTCCATAATCTTCGCTATGGCTTTGACTTCGTCCTCGTTCCTTGCAAACCCGTCCATAGCATCGTGGACTTGGGCGAAGAGGTAAGACGAACTGTCAAGAGGCTTGCGAAAGAACTTGCGCAGGAACGCGTTACTGTTCGATGACGTGCCGGCCTGACCGTACTGTGCAACGCTACCACTGTGTACTGAGAACCAGCTGGCCGGTGCTAACAGTTGACGTGTCCAGTTGCCTACTGTGATTAGCCTGTCCGGATTAGCCATCAGCTTCGTGAACACGTCCTTGTGCCATTGTGTCAGGCCGTCGTACTGTTTGTAGAACAAGCTCTGCAGGTAGGACGCGAACTGTATCTTCTGGTCGAGGCTGTGTTTATCGACATCGGCGTGCAAGGCATCAATAGCAGCACAGATGTTCGGGTCACCCATGTGAGTGTACATGGTGTAGCCACCCATCAGGTATTTGCATCCGTGGCCGATGCTCTTAGTAAGCTTACGCAGCAATGGTGCTTCGCTGTTCTGGTCTTTCTTGTGTTCCATTAAGTAGTCATACGGACGCTGGAAGATAAGCGATGCATGTTTCATGTGCAAGTCAAGGTCGGTGCGTACCACGTTGTCCATCATGGTCGGAACGCCAGAGTAGAACGCTACGAAGTAGTCATCGCTGTGCGAGTAGTCGATGCTGTACCGTACATGCCCGTCAGGAACCTTGATGCATTTCCATAGGCCGGGTGGCAGGTTCAAGTGATACGCGCCGACGCCGAGGTTGGACTCACCACCGCCGTACCGGCACGTTACTGTCTTTGCAATACTCGGATTGTACAGCAGAACCTTGACGTCCTTGTCCGTCGTGCTATCGACCAGCAGCGTATTGCTCATCAAGTAGTTGCTGATGACCTTAGCATACCACCGATAGTCCAGCAGCTTCTGTATCTGCGTTTCGTATTCGGGGTTCTGGTCAATCAGGAACCGCAACGCGACCTTGTCCGTCGGGTACAGCGAGAAGTCCTGTTCAGGTTTCTGGGCCGGCCCGATGTCCGACGTGCTAAACAAGTCCAGGTCATTGAGGTCGGTTACGGAAATGGCCTTTGGACGCGACGCAGGCTTTGAACTTGGACGCGGCGCTTTAGGTTTCTTGAGTCGGATGCCACGTGGAAGCTTGAGGCCTAGCGTGCCATACAGGTATTGCTGAACCTCTTTCGGCGAGGCCGGGTTGAACAGCTCATCCTTGGCGTAGGTACGCAGGTCGGACAGCAGCTCGTCCCGTGTAGCACACACTTCCTTGACAAAGACGTCGAACTTGGCCTTGTCAATCGGCATGCCGGCCAGCCCCATAAACATACCTACACGGTATTGCAGGAAGTGTACCAGACAGTAGTTCTTGACCGCCCAGGGTTTCTGTTGGAACAGAGCAAGCATTTCCAGGCAGATGCACGCTGTATAGTACGTATCTTTGGCGCAGTACTTATAATATACCAGCCGGCCCTCTTGCGTCGCCGGTACGCCATGTTTATCTTCTGAGTCGTTGTTGCTTTCTTCGTTGCTAATGCCATTTTCTTTCCCTGTAATCTCTGATTTCCAGTACACGTAGTCAGGCAGGTAGTACGAAGCACAGTCGCTTAAACGTTTAGGCGCATCGCATATCAAGGAATGGGCCATGAGCATTGTATCGTACAGCATATTCCAGACCGGGATGCGATAACGCAACAGGACGGTACAGTCATACGCGCCGTTGTGTGCAATCTTCGGTGCAGGATGGTAGCATAGATACTGCATGGCCCGAATGTGCCACGGATACGAGTGGACGCCCATCGAGATACAGTAGGATTTGAACTCCGGCTTTTCGATGCTGCCCATCATCAACGTGAACCCGAACGCAGAGATGAACTTCGGGAAGCCAGCCGTTTCAATATCGAACGAAATGCCGAATATTTTGTGGCTGTTCTGTTCGATGTACTGTTTGGTAGCGTCCCATTCCTCAGGCTCGTTAATCAACGTGTAGTAGAACCCGTAGTGATGGTCTGTGTCGAAGTCGCCACTGGCAAATCGCCAGGCCTTGTAGATGTTAAAGGCACACAGGTAGTGTCCCTTAATAACCGTATCTTCCTGGTCGCCACGCGGGCTCTGTATCAACAGGCAACGGATGTAGTTAAGTGAAAGGCCGATGATGAACGTGGTCTGTCCCATGTGGTAGACGCTGCCGTTGTAGTCCGAGAACTTGCCGTTGTTGATGAATGTCTTAGCAAACCCTGACGAATAGACCAGCACTACGCTGTCTGCCGGGATGCCATTCGTTGTTGTAATCGGCGTGATGTTAATGAACTCTTTGGTCAACGCCTTCATGTATTGTGAGGTCATCACGTTCATTAAGGCTTTCATAAGTTGAGGCTTGCTCATCTCGTGCATATCGTAGAGCGCGAAGATGGGCCTCGGTGATAGGCGTTTAGATATAATCATGCTTTCGTAAACTCCCTAAGTAATCTTCAACGTAGAACCGCAGCGTTTCCTCACCCTCCCTTGTCTGCCAGTAGTTCTCGGCAAGTTCGATAGCAGAAAAGATACCGAGTGAGGAAACTTGCATCAGCGGTGATAGCCAGGTAAGTTCTAACTTGATAGCTTCATCTACCCGTTCAGGCTTAGCATCTTGGCGGAATGCCAGCCTGTCCGAGTAGAGCAATGCCCGCACCAACGTGGCCTTATCGAGCCATGAAACGTGCGGGCTTTGCAGTGTTGCAGCTATCAGTACGTGCGGTTTACGCAGGTGCGTTTTCGCCATTGGCGTTGGCCGGTTCGTCCAGCTTGACGTCGTGGTGATACTTGCCATCACCATCTTTGAGCCAGACGCGGGAACGGTTCTTGGCCATCTTATTATCTACCAAGTCTAGCAAGGCATTTACCTGCGAAGCATTGGCACCGGCCAGTATCATGGCTAAGATATGCTGTCCTACCAAGCTGCCCCAGCGACGCAGACCTGCGCATACAATCATAACGTCTGCTAATTCTTTGTCGCTATTTTCGCTGTCGTCGTGAACGACGACGTATTCGTGCAGCTCCTCTTCCAGCTTCATTAACTGGCCGGACTGGTTAGCATCAGGAAACGTTTCGATGTTCCAATCTTTGATTTCGTCAAGCGTTCGCTCCAAGCGGTGACGAACGGCGTTGATAATTGTGGCCTGCGCTTCTTCACGCGCGGTGGGGGTGCTATTGTTTTCTTTGTTTTCAGTGTTTTCCATTTACTTTGTCCTTTTGCTAAAGTAGTTTTGGATGTTTTCAGGAGCATTATCCAAGATGCCCTGAAGCTTTTCGAGTTCGTCGCGCTGCCTGGTGTAGGTAGCACGTGCTAACTCGGTCTGTTTGCGAGCTGTTTCCAGCTCGCGTATTGCATCGCCAGACTGCTGTGCGAATTCGTTGCGCTCTTTTAGCAGTCTGTTGCAATCACCTTCGAGAACCTTGACGTTTTCTTCAAGTTCTGCTATGCGCTGGTCTTTATCGCGCAGCTTCATCAGTTGTTCCTGCCATGTTTTAAGGAATGCTGCGGCCTTGAGTTCTTCGAGCTGCTCGATACTTGTCTTATTCTGCATCCTTGCCCTCCGTTTTGTCTTTGGCTGCGAACAGCATATTATCAGGTGTTGCCGAAGACTTTGACTTGGCTTCCAAGACGGAGTACGCTTGCAGCAGCTGCATCCACAATTCGTCAACGTAGCGTTGCACGTACTTTGACACCAGGTAGAACTTGAGGTCGCCACGGAACAGCTCAGCCCGTTTCATGCGTTTGTTGTAGCGCATGCGGTACGGGATGATGCCGTTTTCCGTCCTGATGTATTGGTCGCCGTCAGATGTTTCGCCCATTACCAATCGAGTAAGGCCGGTCTGTGAAACCAAAATCATGGACGTTACCGCGTCCTGTGCGTTCAAAATTTGTGTGCTTTCCAAGGCAGCTTGTACTGCCGATTTATTTTTCGTTTTCTGTTTTTCCATTTGTTATCTCTCCCTCAGGAAAAAGTAATAAAGTTGTTTAATGCAGTTGTAGATGTTTTCAGTTGCTGGTACAAGTATAGTGTCCTCGACATACATCATGACTTCCTTGCCATCTAATCCACAACCATGTTTGAATTTGACATCATACAGCGGTGGCAGCGATACGTGAATGTCAGGATGGTCTTTATCCCAAGATGGTATGTATTCAATAACTGCTTGTCCCTTGCCTAACCTTTCGCATCGTGCCAGCTCAGCTTCCTGCATCATCTCCATAATAAAGGCTTGGTTCTTCAGCCGTGCCTCCATCAATGCAAGCTTCGCTTGCTCCTCCGCGAGCTTCGCTCGCTCTTTCTTCTGCACGGCCAACGCCTTATGCACCAGTGCCATATCTTCCTCCCGCCGGCTTCGCCGGCTCAGTGCCAGTGTTTACAATAAAGCGCCCGTGATGCATACCATCGAGATATCTGTAGCATCAATCATGTCGCCGAGTCCATCTGATGACCAAATCAGTCGGGCATCGCCGCTGTCCATCAGTTCGAGCAGGTGTTCATATGCATCGAGAAACTGGTCGCTTTCGTTGACACCGACGTAGTGTCCCGACAGGACGTCGGCCATGTTGCGATTACCGTCATTGTCATCGACCAAGTAAACATCGGTGCGTTCAGGCAGGGTTTCGTAGATAATCATTATCTTCATGTTAGGCCTCCATAGCTGTGGATTGGTTGCCCTGTTCCGCGAAGCATCGTGCAGTTTCTTCGTACATGTTGCGGAACTCTTTTTGAAATTCGAGGACGATGTCCTCAGGTGTTTGCATGCTCTCGTGGTCCATGCGATACAGCGTACTAGCCGTGCCAACCATATTCATCTTGGTAAGCATTAGCCGGCCCGTTATAGGCGATGTGACAATAAGCATTGAGAAACCATATGGCCCACGAGTTTCATGCTCGTATTCAATCGGGTAGCGATGGTCAAGGTAGAGCTGCAAGCTTGCAGCCATCTTGCGGATGATTTCTTTATCTTGTTCTGTAGCCATGTTAGTAACCCTCCAAACCAGAAACGTAACGCGGCATACGGAACTGATTGTCCTTGCCGCTCTGACAATTAAACAGCTCAACCGTGACTGTCGGCTTGTCTTTGGTAATTAGCCCGGCCTTGTCCCAGATAGCTTTGCGTACCTTGTTGTCGGCCGCGACTGTGACGTTGACGTCGGCGTCGCCTATCTTGCAGACCAGCGTGCCGGCTAGGTGTTTGCAGTTGCCTTGGCTGTCGGTCTGCGGCATGATAGCGATAACCGTAGCCTTGGCCTCGGTCGATACCTTGAACTTGTAGCTGCCAGGCAGGCGTTGCCCCTCAAGATACTGGCTGTTTTCTGGCTTCAGGACGTAGCCCTCAAGCGGTAGGTCATGTGCATTAGCGAACTTCTGTGCAAGATGTACAGAACTATCGTGCCCGGCGTGCTGCCAGCATGGTACGATATGTACGCGCTTGTCGGTGAACATCTTGCCTATCACTTCCAGCTGTACCATCCGGAACGCTAGCGTAGAGAAGCAGCACGGATTGCCGTTGCCGTCCAGCTGGATGGTGTCGAAGATGTACAGCTCCAGTTTGGACTGGTCGAGTTCCTTGTGCTTGGCGTGCAGGATACCTGTCGTAGCAGCACAGTCCTTGTCGTAGACCAGCTCGCAGTCGTACAGCTGGTAGTTAGTCAGAGAGCTGTCTTTGACTTCGGACAGCATATCAGTCAGTGTTTCCTTGACGACCGGGCTGATTTCCTGTCCGGAACGTGAAAAGAACATTGGACTGTCAGACCAAGACTTGATGCCGATAGCCAGACGCACGCCGTCAATCTTTGGCTGTGCCGTCAAACCTTTCAGCCTGTCCAGCTGGGCGGGACGCATCTTGACGTTTCGCAGTAGCATGGGGCTGAAGTGTAATCGTTTATCTTTCATAGCAAATCTCCAGAAAGGTTAAAGAAAGGGTGGCAGGGCCGTAGCCTTGCCACCCAGTTAGTTTCGAGGTGTGTGTCTTGTACCTTACGCCTGAGCCGGGGCTGCGTTAATGCGACGCAGGCTGTTGGCATCGATGTAGGCGTAGCCCTGTTTATCTTCTTTGACGTAGCCGTCGAATTCCTGTCCGATGACTTCGCTGAACATGCTTTCCGTGTCGTTGTAGCAGGACAGCTTCATGCCGGCCGCTTCCAACACGCCGCGGTTGTAACCCAGGATAGCAGCGTTCGGTTCGCCTTTACGGACGCCGACGCGCAGTCTGCAATGTAAGCCTTTGACGCTTTCTTCGGGCAGTGCACCCGTCGTTTCGGACATGACTTCGCAATCATATTCAATCTGCGGGATGTTGAACGGTTCGCCCGTTTTGGACGTGCCTGTCGTGACGGAATATTCACCTTTCTTCACAACGAAGTGGTAGATGAAGTTCGGTGTGATACCCAAAGATTTGGCAGCGACTTCTTCTTGCGTGGACAAAGACATTACAACTTTTTCGGCCATAGTGATAACTCCTATTTTATGTTAACGTTAACGTTTGTGGTATTGATGGCAAGCTTGCTATCGTTTGCTACAAGCTTGGCCATTTCATCGCCCATCTCGAAGACGAACGCTTCGCTGGGTGTGAAAGTAGTGGGAGCTGTTCTCCCTAATTCTGATAATAGCATACTGAACGTGTATTTGTCAAGAACTTTTTTCTCACGCTGCGCCTTGTTGGCGCCCGCTATGATGTCAATGTTCCCGCTCAGAAACCTTGCTACTACCGTGAAACTTTTTGCCAGACTTTGGCCATGGGCGCGTGTCACGCTCATCGGCGTAGTCAGGCTCGGTTCCATGTACTCGTGAGCCAGAACGACCTTACTGATAACAGGTATGCTGTTCAGTATGTTGATGGTTCCTTCCGCGTCGCGTACCATGTTGCCCCACATCGGCTGGGAAATCTCAGCCGTCTGGGCGTTGACGCTATACGCGTTCGCTACTTTGGCAGCCGTAATCTGTTGGCTGAACATCGTCCAGCTGTCCAGTACGAGCAAGTCGTCCGGCCGTGCCTTGGCAAGATTAACCCGGCAATAAATGTGCGTCGGGTTTAACGTTGCCTTGGCCATCTGTTTGTCGGTGCAGTCCCAGGTAAAAGGTCTGCGCCGTGCGTCCCGCAAGGCCAGCAGGAAAATGATAGCGGGCGTTTGGTTCGCTTCGCCCTCCCACTTCAGGTTGATGACGTTGATGTTATCGCAGTTCTTCCACCTGCTTGCAGGGTACAAGTTGTTTTCCAAGTCCAGCACCGTGATTGCATAGTTGCTTTCACACGGCTGCAACGCGAACGTTGTCTTGCCGGACTTGGGCGCACCGTAGAACAGGGCAAACAAGTTGTCAAGTTGGTGTGGTATTCCTGTTTGCATCATAGTGATAGCCTCCCTCTGATGTCGTAATCGGTCTTGCCCGTTTCCAGATACGCATACCTGTACGCCGGGCTGGTAGTCAACGCTGACGTTATCGCTTCGTTGACGTGGGCCATGTCGCACTGGTTAGCGAAGTAGCAGGGCCTGCCGAAAGATGCACAGCTTGAACAGTTGGGCGGGAAGTTCCGCTCAGCCAGCATTTGTTGCAGGACGGTAGTGTAGACCTTGAGGTAGCCACGAACCTCGTTAAGTTTCGCAGGCGTTACCCTGGCCCGTTCGGTCTGCACTTCGCCCATGCCGTTGTCAAGCTTAATGATGATGTACTGGTACTCGATGTCGGTCGGCTCAATGCCTAACGCGGACGCTACAACGATGGCGTAGATGCAGGCCTGCAACGAGTGCGAGTATTGCAGCACCGCCAGGTTTATATCCTTGGTCGTTGTCTTGTAGTCCGTGATGATAGGCATGCCCGTACTGTCAACGAATACGCTATCGATACTGCCGGAGTACGCGACATCTAACGGCTTGCCATCTTTGTCCGTCAGCGTCAGCAGGAAGTCCAACTCTGTAGCTTTCCTGCCATTCACTTCGGCCAGACGCATACCGTTCAGGTCGAGGGTATCGAGGGCCGTATCGATAGCAACAGCACAAGATAGCAAGGAGCGAGAGGCCCGCTCCTTGTTCGTGGCGGTCAGCCACAGTTCATACGGATAGCGTTTGATAAGTGCCTTTAACGCGGCACGTCTATCGCCCGTTTCCGTTGCGTCCTGTAAAGCCTGATGCACTGCCGTCCCCACTTCGGTAGCCAGCGACGGCGTACGTTCCGTGTGATGATAGTTCAGGATGAACCGTCTGGGACAGTTAATCAGGGACGCGATGGTTGACGATGATACTATGACTGTCATGTTAGTCGAACAGGTTGTCGAGGTTGGTGATAGTCATAGCAACCGCCACGGCTTTCTTCTTGTCGCGCTTGCCGCTCTGCCGTTCGCCGGACAGGACGCGTTGCATGTAAACCCGCTTCTGATTTTCCAAAGCCTGGCTTGCATACTCAACACACTGGTCGATGAAGACGTCCGGCGGATACGGTATAGCCATAACCGCGCTCATGGTTTCAGCCAATGACTGTGCAGAAAGCTCAACGTCCATGTAGTCCTCTTCATCCGCCAGACCTTTCAGCCGCTCTTGTAATGCAGGAGCATAGGGTGGCAAAGCCATGGTTTGAGGTGATAAGGTAGGTTCATGCCGGTCAATCGTTGGCGCGGTAGTTGGTTTAGCTTCGGGTTGACTTTGACTTTGGCTTTGGCTTTGGACTTTGGCCTGAGCTTGGCGCGCGGCGCGTGCCTTTAGCAGCTCATCAATCGTCGGCATCTTGCACCTCAGGCTGGTACAGGCTTTCCAGTTCACCAATCGGGGCGTGCAGAATGACGCAGGACGTGATGTCGTCCACGATTTCCGTAGGGTTCCAATCGCTACCGTCCAGTTCGGCAATCGAAATCATCTGGCGGTCGTCAATCGGACTCAACGCTTTGCCGAAGTAGTAGGCAGGCGTCCCGTTTACCGTGCACATTACCACGCCGTACACGAAAGGCACGCGAGGATACAGTACCGGCGTCGGCGAGATGTGCGGCGGGATAATCAGGTTGTCAAATTCCATGCTGCCCAGCGTCAGGTCGCCACGCATAGCGGTGATGCGAATTGAACGCTTGCCAAAGTTAGGCGTAACGTTGAAGCAGTCAGCTTCGGGATAGTTATCTGCAACTTGAGCGCGTCGCGCCGCTGTTAGCAGAGAAATGCAGGGTGATTTAATCATCTTCTAAGTCCTCTTCAGTAAAAGTTTGTACGACCTTACGGGCGCACGGTTTGGTTGCTAAGATATGGCGGGGTGGTTCTTTAACTCCAAGTTCCTCGCCAATATCTGTTAAGGTATACGCAGTAGGTTCGCGCTTGATAGCGGGTGCTTCCGGGAAGTAGCCGCGTGGCTTGCCCTCGCCTACCTGCGTTCGATATATCGTGAAACACCAGTACGGGATGCTGGCCGCCTGGAATATACGTGCAGGCGGGGCAGCCTCGTTCGGCGTAAACTCTTTCCACATCTTGTCACGCGCAGCTTGGTACATGTCCATCCTGCTCTCACCTGTGGCGTCGGCTAACAGTCTGGTCTTGGCTACATACATGCTGCTAAAGAACGTCTTTGGGCTGGCATATTGGAACGGCACAGCGTAGGTAGTACGTTCATATAGCGGTTGTTGTAACGCGGCCATGGTCATAGCCTTTGGTATGGTGATGCAGTATAGCAGGGCTTTGAAGAACGCCAGTTCACACGTGCCGCAGATGTTTAGCACACCGAGGTCTGTGATGAACTGCTGCTTCTTCTCTGCCGTACCGTGTAGCAGGACGCTTCTCACCTTGTCTGCGTGGTTGCTGATGTCTTCGAGCGTACGCCTCTGGATGTCCAGAAGCTCGGCCTCAGTCGCAATCATCGTCATCGTCGCGGTTCTGGTTCTGGCTATTGATGTACGGGATGTCGCCGAGGTTGAGCTGCGAAGCACCGTCATCAGTCAGGAATGCAGTGATAGTATCGACGTGGTTGCCGGTGATGAACTTGGAACCATAGACGTCAAAGTTCAGTACGGTGCAGTTCTTGTTCGGACTGTACTTGATAACGCGAACGCCGTCCAGAACTATGGACGTTGACGCGGACGTTGTTACGGTCTGGCCGTAGACCTGTTTGCTAAATACGGAATTATAAGTTACGATTTTCATACCTGTTCTCCCTCGTGATTGAGTTGTTCTTGCATTTGTTGTTCAAGTCTGCGCAGTATGTATTGCAGGATAAAGTCTTTCATGTATTGCTGCCGCAGTTCTTTCTGCTCGCGTTTAGCTTGCTCTGCTAGCTTCTGCTTCTTGCTTTTCCAGAATATCATTGCATGCCTCCCTTTACCCAGATGTCAAATTGTTCCTGTCGCTTACGCGTCCAGTCTACATCACCTGTAAGGTCGTAGATTATGCGCGCTACCTCTGCTGCGTAGTACGGTTCATCCAGTACGTTAGCGAGGTCCTTATACAGGTCGCATAGCCGTACAATTACCTCGTCCATATCGCAGCGTTTGTAGTGTTGCTTCTTGCGTTTACTTGGCATGCGCTTAGCCCTCCAAGTCAGGCAACCAGTGCGGCCGCTCTTCTTCTTTGTTAGCCATGACGGTGCGGATGTACGTCTTGATTTTCTCGGCTGCAGACCGTCCCAAGATACGCGGGCTGTCGATGCATTGTTGGATGCTGGTGTTCAACGATGCCTTGTTAGCAAGCGTCTGCGTTATGTCGCCATCGTTGTGGTGTGTCAGTTTGCGCTTGCTAATCGTTGTGCTGGTGAAAATCATAGCCGCTTCCTTGGCACGCGATATGGCCGTGTACAGCCATTCACGGGAGTGAAGCAGGGCTTGAGATTTGTGGCAGATGATGATAGCTTTGCGGCATTCTGAACCTTGCATCTTGTGGCAGGTACACACGAACGCTACTTGCAGGTTGGCAATCTGAGAACTTCTTGACAGCTTGACCCTTGTCCCGTCGTTGAACAGGACGGTTACGACGTGGCTAGCCTGACGTCCTGCATCTTCCTCGTCGAGGACTTCCTTGCCTGTGACGCCCAGTTCTTCGCTACGTTTGTAGTCGGTCAGGTCGTCGAGGTTTTGCACGTCCTCTACCGTGAGCGGACGCCCGAACCCTATACTTTCAAACTCGATGTCTGGGTCGGCTGCAGGGTTAGGCTCGATGCTTTCTACTACGCCTTGCAATCCGTTGAAGATGCCCAGCTCATAGTCGTTCTCTGTGTACATCACCTTGGTGCCTACCGCGAACGTACGGAACCGCCGTGCATAGAAGACCTTGTGCATAGGGTTGCCCTCACGGGTCAGGTGAGGAAGCAGGCGAGCGTTTAACTCTTCCTGTCCTAACGCGTCCGTGTTGCCGGCCGTGATAATCTGGTCTTCCATCGGCTTGTATTGCCCATTGTGGTAGAGTGCGATGATGCGCTTGACAATCTCGTAGCTGGCATCGACCGGGTCGTTAGGACACTGGCGTATAACCATGCCGCGGGTCGTATCAATCGGCTCGCCGCGCAGGATTTTGTGGCAGGCATTAAGCACAGGGCTTTCCTCGGCTTGGCGGTGGATAGTTTCCAACGCCGCGTAGGGAAACGCTATCAGTGCGTACGCTAGAATGGGACGTCCTGCTACAGGCGGCAGCTGATTAATGTCGCCGATGAAGCATACCTTGCAATCGTCAGGCAGGGCTTCACGCAGCATATTCCAGAGCTGGACGCTGCACATCGTAGCTTCGTCGATGAAGACACGCTTGCACTCCAGCTTGTTACCTTGGTGGTAGCGCGGAACGTAGCGCAGCTTGCCATCTTCCTGTTTCTCAGGGTAGACCGCCAGCGCGGAGTGGATTGTCATGCAGGACGCGGCGTATTCTTTAGGCAGAACCAGACGCATCTGTGCTACGGCCTTGCCGGTCAGCGACAGGAACAGCGTGTCCGTCACTTCGCCCACACGTATATGTTGCCACTTGAACGTGGGCGGGTTTTTCTTAACAAAGGCACGCAGAACCGTGGTCTTACCTGTACCGGCCGCACCGGTTAGCGCGACCATCTTGTGCTGTGAAATCGTTTCTAACGCCTTGGCTTGGCTGTCATCCAGCGTGATAGCATCGAGGTCTTGCACTTGCAGGATGCCTGTACTATCAAGCTTGCCTTCGGCCGCAGTCTTCAACGCTACCTTATCGGCGCGGGCTGTGGCTTTGGCTACGGCTGCGATGCCGTACTGTGTGACGGGCGCAGTCTTATCTTGCTTGGCCTGTGCCTGTGCCTGTTTAGCACGGGCTTTAGCAAGCAGTTCAGAAATTGAAGGCATAATAAATTACTCCTATGTTATATGTTAGTGGAGGGGAAAGGGTGCGCATCTTTGCGCTGTTTGGCCTTTCCAATAGACCGCCAGCGTGTAGCAGGCTATTGCAAGGGTCAAATAATAGGCGGCAGGGAAACCTGCCGCCTTGGTACTTGATGCGGTGCTAGTTGACAAACATTGCGTCGTCCAACCTGCGAGAAGTATCGCAGTGCTTAGTTGGTGCGGCACAAGAAGCCTAGTGGGCTACTAGTCCGCATCAAGTAGTAGCAATGGTTCGGCTTAGAACAAGTCGTCAATAACGTCCAGTTCAACCGTGGCAGTTTCGGCTTTGACGTTGCGGTTATTGTACCACTTGTCAACGACGACCGTGGACTTACCGCGCGCTTTGAACTCGGCGCAGACCGCAGCGTAGAACTTGTCAACCAGCTTGATGACCAAGTCTTCAGGCGTGCCAGCAAAGACCTGCATAGCATACACCTGACTTTTGATGCATTCGATGAGCTTGTTGGCAGACTCGAAGAAGATAGGACGCTTCTTGCCGTCGGTCGCGGTGCGTTCTTTGGTAGCACGGTTGTTGTCGCGCAACCATTCCGTGATGATTTCCTTGGTTTCTTTCGTGGTGATTTCCACACCGCCACGCGTAGCAGTGACCACGTCCAAGAACGCTTCCATGTTAGCAGGCATGCAGTCCGCTTTCGCCAAACGGATGGCTTCTTTCTGCAGGAACTTGTCGTACAGGGCTATCGTTTTAGCAGCCAAGTTCATACGTTCGGCACGCTGTTCGTCCGTTTCGCCCTCGACAGGTACGAAGCAGTCCAGTGAGAACTGCGGAATGGGAATTTCTTTCAGCCCGACCACGGTCTTGCCTTGCAGCTGGAGCATTACCTTTTTCGGCAGGGACGTCTGGCACGCGACCAGTTCCACGTCATCCATACCGGCGTAATCTTTTTCAGCAACGCTGTTGATAGCATCATCCAGCGTTTCAAAAATGATGGAACGTACAGCAACCTTGCTTTCTTTGTTTTCAATATCAGACATATTTTTAACTCCTCATAGCTATGTTGTCTGGTTAGGACGGCAGGACAATCCCGCCGCCCGATGATTAGATAGTAGCATAAGCATTCCAGTTTGTCAAGAATTATTTTCTGGATGTGCCTTACATATTAACGCCGTCAGAGCTTCCATTTGCTCAAGGCGACTTTGGACAGCGGGCGGATGATTTAGCACCTTGAGTGCCCTCTTATCCTCGACTCTGTCCTTGGCCAGTAGCGGATGGACGTAGTGGAAGTCCAGAGCATCAAGCGTGCTTTCTGTTAGCATCAACTTGGTATGCTTCTTGACCACACGGCGAACCGTATCCGCAGGCTTTTCTTTCACGCCATACATCGCCGCTAACGTTGGGACGTAGCAGTGATTGTCTGCCCAGTACGATGACAGGCACCTTGAAACTTGGGCGCAGGACATCGTGCGGGTGTTAGCGATGATGTCTTGTTCGAGCTTCTCAATGTCGTCCAGCGTGATATAGTACTGGTGTGTTTCGATGTTCAGGTGTGCCAGCAAAACAGGTAGCGGACGATTGCCGTTAGGATTTGTAATTACTGGTACAAGTGTTAGGTGTTCAAGCATGGCAAGGATGACTTTGTCGTCGATGATGTCCTGTTCGTACATCTGCACAATGCTATCGCTAACCTGTCCCATAGCCTTGACGTAGGCATAAGTCTCACGAGTTAGGTTTGGAATAACAATAAATTTGTGCAGTAGGAAGCACAGGAATACGTGCGGGCAGCAGTCTGCCAGCCGTCCCCAGTCCTGCCTGAACGCAGATAGTGCAGGGTGCTTTTGCTGGGACGCTATCATTGCTAGCATCTGCCCCGATGGGTCGCACTCCTGAATGTATGCTATCGTGTTGTCATCCAGCTCGTATAGTTTGAGCCCGGTGCTACAGCAATAGCAATAGATTTTCTCATCTTTTTCTATCATAATTAGGGAAACCTCCCTTACAAGTTAATAATTAAGCCGATGATTGTTAGTATCAGCCAGAGCAGAAAGAATACTGCCGCAAGTATCAGGCAGATAATCTCTGCATATTCTAGAAGTTTGTCTATCTTTTTCATTTGTAGATGTTCTCCACAAACTTCTGCTCCTTGTACACGCACAGGACGTCGTACGTGGCGTGCTTGCGTGTGGACGGTGTAAACCTGAACGTATGACCGCTGACACTCGCTGCGGAGGGATTGTCCACAAACGGTACAAAATAACGCTCTAACGCGGCGTTGAACCCCGCCTGCGTACCGCAGGTCTTGGCTTTGCGCATAGCGTATGCGTAGAATAGCTCAAATGTAATATTTTGCAAGCAGACATACAGGGTGAGCGGTTTGCATTCGTATTCGATAGAGTACACTTCACCTTGATGCAGTATCAAGGCTTTGGTAGCTTTTAGGCTCGCAGGTTCACGCGGTGTAACGAGCCGCATAGTTGTCATTGACATTGTGGTTCTCCTTTAGTAAAGTGCAACTCTTTCCGCGTACGCAGAAATCTTACTTTTGCCGTCAGCTGATTTGCAGAAGCATATTACATATCTTTCTGCGATGTCGGCACGTTTCGGCTTGCTATACCTGAGGGCTATATTGCGCGAGTCGATTGCTAAGCCAAACGCGGCTGTAGGTGCGAGGCTCATCACGTTCTGAAGATGGCACATATCCTTTAGCACGGTATCGAACTTGACAGTGCGCTTAGGCGTGAAAGCTACCCAGAGATGGTACGGAACGTCGGGACGCAATAAGTACCACTTGCCCTTTTCGAGCTTGACATTGGATACTCGTGTTTTCATCTTAACCTCTTACTTCCGACATAGCAAAGTCAATGGCACGTTTGATGCCGCTGTTAGCGACGATGCGCATAACCCGTTTGAAGTTGGCTTCGCTGTCGATGCTGGACTTTGATATCGGCATCCACGAATAGTTCAACACGTACTTGCTAGTGTTGAGGTCAATTCGGTTGTGGATGATAATCTGGCGGTTTGCTTTGTCCAGAATTACCGTCGTGTTATGTGCATGCCACGTTGCAGGCGGCTCGAACGTATAGTCTTGGACGGGCTTGCCCTTGTTCGCACGGTAGGCGCGGAACATTGCCCAGAACGCTGAAAGCAGCCCGTACTGTTGAAGCTCGGAGTAGCACTTACGAACGCGGACGTTTTCTTGGTCCGTGCTAGTCAGCAGGTTATTGCTTTTGCACGCTTCCATAAACTCGATTACGGTAGTGAAGCCGCTGCCGAGGATGATTTCTTCGGCGCTTTTGTTAGCCAGACTTGCTGAACGCCGCGTTGCACGGACTGTATTGTCGGCTAGACGTACAGGCTGGACGTGCCGCGTATCGTCAACTGTTTGTGCGGCGCGGGCGTTGCTGATAGCTCGTGTTTGATTATAGACGTGTTCCATAATTAGTCCTCCTCGTCTTCGTGATGTTTAACGCGGTCGTTGTAGAGGTCTTTGTCCTCGTTGCACAGATAGCAAATAGGACGGAGTTTAGTTTCTGTCATAATAACAATCTCCTTGTTCATAATTAAGTTTGGTTTAGGCTTCCATATTAGCAGTATTAGCACGAGTTTCGTGCATAGCACGTTGTTTGCGCAGCATCTTGCGACGCATACGCTCGCCTTCGACTGCAGCTTTGAACAGCTGCAATTCCCACGCTTCGGCGTGCAGGACGTTCTGTTCGAGCGTATGCTCGTAGTTCTGCTGACGCTCAAGATTATGTTCAACTTTGGCAAGATAGTCGGGATTTTCTTCCAGGCACTCTGCCATCGTCTTACGTTGGACGCTGGGCATAGCAAGGTCTTTGCGCTGTGCAGGTGTTAAGCTTTCTAGAAACTCACGCTCTTTGCGTATGTTGGCACGAATGCCACGATTACGTGCCGCTATATCTTCTGGAGTAGCAAGCTTGGGGTAGGGCGCAATACCTTTCCTACGCAACCGTTTGGACGTGTAGGCAGGGATGCCCGATTTTTCCATAGCAAGCTTTAACAGTTCATCAATCTTTGACATTGTTTTTCTCCTTTTCAACTCTCACGCTACGCATTCACGCTACGCATTACGCATAACGCATACGCAGGAAGCCAAACCGTTCCGCCGTCCCCTTTGGCCGGCGAAACAAGGCAAGCTTACCAAAATCGCTTTGGGCTGTCAAGAATTTTTTTCAAAATCTTTTTCCTTGACATTTAAGATTTCCTTCGGAAATCTTATTTCTTGGAATTTTGTTGATTTTCACGATTTGCTCACGGCAATTTTGGCGGTTGCATTTTGCAACCAGAGGTTGAATTTTGGACTTGTTTGGACAGTGGAACGAAACAGGAACAAAGAAAAAAAATATGTTATGTATGCAGGTATGCTATGTGTGAGTGGTATGCACAGGCAGGTAGGTGCTATGCAAATATGTCTGGGTGCAGGTATGGTATGCTATGCGGGACAGTGTGCATATACAGGACAGGTAGGCGGGACGGAGTGCAGATACAGGTGTATGCTACTGGACGGAGGAAGATTTTCTTGGTATGCGCTATGCGATTATGGGCTGTGTGATTATGATGTAAGACAGCACTAAAATCAGGGGAAATGATGAAAAAATGGGGCTGAGAGGGCTGAAAATAGGGGTATTGTGGTCATATTATATGACGGGTTCCGAAAGTGTTTTGTAAATTGTAAATTTACATTTTACATTACTCTTTCATAATATTTAAAAAAGCCCAAAACCCCTAAAACCAGTAAAAACCGCAGTAAAATGTAAAGTTTCGTAGCATCAAAGCAGGGAAATGCGGGTTGGTGATAGGAGAAACGGATTGTGCAAGATGATAGGGCAGGGTGGGAGTGTTAGCAAAGGGCAGGCTGGGTATCCGCATCAAGCATAGCATAGTATAGCATATCATATCATCGGTATCTTAGCAATCTTCTTGCCATACTGCGCGCTCATAGTTAGCACATGAACTTGGCTTGACATATCAGAACTTGGCTTGACATACCGCGTGCTCATAAGCGGACTAAGGATTTGGACGGGGAACGGAAACCTAAGGTTGTAGTTTGGTTTAGCGTGCAATTAAAAGGTGTAGGTAGTCGGCAAGGGTAGCAAGGGATAGCTAATAACGAAACGTTTTAAATAATTTTCAATTATCACAAAAAGTTTCTTGAAAAGTGGGTTAGCATAGCCTATATTGATAATTGTCAAGCGGGGCTTGGCGATGTGCTATTAAATAAAGTGAATATGATAAACGCTATACAAATAGCACACTACAATCAAACAATTGGCTTTACAACTTATTAAGGAGAATAAAACAATGGCTACTATTCAAGATATCATCACTGCTAAGCAGGAAGAGAAAGCAGCTAACAAAGCAAAGGTTATGGTTGACACGGCGGACTTTGAAGGTGTTAAAAACATAGAATTGAACGCTGATGACGCTTTAAGCAAGGTTGACAATAACACTGCTAAAGTGGCGTATTACGCCGCCTTTGCTGAAATGGGCTTTCGCTACGCGATAAGACCGCAAAAGGACGTTTCGGCGATGATTGCCGATTTTGGCATGCTGTTATTAGGGTTTAAAGATGACCTAAAAGGTAGACCGATAGTTGTAAAAGACGGTAAAGAAAAGTTTAACGCGTTTAAAACACGTTTTGCTTTTTGGGCCAACCTTTTAGCGGACTTGATTAAAGAAGGCATTTATTGCCCGCCAGAAAGCGACGACGATAAACTAATTAAGCTTATCAAGCTGGACTTAGCGACTGGCA